ACCATCGCAACTGGACTGAATGTACTTACTTACGGAGATTATAGCGGTCTGTATGTAAAGTTAGCCCAAGGGGTAGAAATCGGAATCCTGAACGAATTGTATGCGACCCAACATGCTACTGGTGTTATCGGATATGTGGAATTTAGTTCAAAAGTTATTGAGCCACAAAGACTAACTCGCCTAGCAATGGCGTAAGGAGGAACTGAAAATGAGAGTAAAAGCTAATGTAAATCTTGGCGGTGCTATTACTGCACACGCTGGCGAAGAATTCGAGATTACAAACGAAGCGGTACTTCAAGACCTTCTACACCAAGGACACATTACTCCTGTCGAAAGCAATCCAGCCGAGGTGGCTCGTGTTCTTAATCTGAATGGACAACAACTATCAGAGCAACGTGCTAAGAATGTTCAAGAGCGCACTCTTGAAGAATTAGCCTATGCCGAGGCAGTTCAATATGCCAATAATCAACTGGCAGCCAAAGAAGAAGAAAAGCGAATTGATGCAATCCGTCAGGCTCGTCAACAAGCGGATCAAAAAGTCCAAGAGCAGTTAAAAAGCGAGCAAAAAGTAAGTGAGTTCAAAGCACAAGCTGAGCAAATGCAACAAGAAGCCAAAGTTCAGACAGTGATTGTGGAAGCACAGGCTCGCCAACAAGCGGCCCAACAAAATTCTCAAACCAACCGTCCATAATCTTTCTGAATTCAGGCTTGGAGGTGAAACCATGCGAGCAAGGTGTCTAAGAAGTTTCTTCACTCAATCTGTCAGCGGTACACAAGGTCAGGATATCGACATTAAAGACCAAAAGACATTCGATGATTTAGTCCAATCCGGCTACATCGAATCTCTGGAAACTCAAAAAGATACTGCTGAAGAAAATGCGCCAAGACCAACTAGAAACAGAAAAGCGACTGGTCAAAATGAAAGTTAGTGAAATCACGATTGATGTTCTCAAGAACTATGTTCGAGTGGACTTTAACGATGACGATATTTTGCTCAATGCGATATTAGTGGGATCAAAATCATTTGTAATTGGCTACACGGGTTTAACCACGGAAGATTTAGATTTATACGAGGATATCACCATAGCGGTTTTAGTCATTTCAGCCGAAATGTATGAAAATCGCTCTTTCCAAGTTGACTTCCATGATTTGAACACGATGGTCAAATACATTTTGATGATGCATGCCACTAATCATTTGTAGGTGAGAAAATGACCCTTTTTAAAATCAATCCTGGCAAATACAAACATGTGGTCATGTTTCAAGAGCAATTGCAAGTGAAAGACCGATTCGGACAAGTCACTGATACGTGGGTAGACTTCTATAAAACCCGAGCAGGCATTTATCCAATATCGGGCAAGGATGTTTTTACTCGTGATTTTGTCGAAAGCGAGATATCGCACCGAATCCACATAAGATACAACCCATCTATGAGTATCAACTCACATATGCGCATTCTTTTTGGTGAGAGGACTTACACCATCATCGCTCCACCAATTAACTATCAGGAAATGAACAAGGAATTACAAATTCTTTGTAAGGAGGTAGTTTAAATGGCGGTCAATCCAGCAAGCGGATTGTATGTAGAAGGTGTACAAGAACTTCAAACACAACTGAATGCCCTAGGGAAGAACTTCCCGAAAGCGAAGATAAGGCAAGCAGCCAATAAGGGGGCAAACCTCCCTTTAAAGGAAGCACGGAAGAATGCTCCACATGAAACGGGTGCCTTGAAAAAAGGAATTATCAAAGTCGAAGAAAAGAAGTGGAAACAACGAAAGAAATTGAAAAAAGCGGTTTTTCAAATCTACTTCGATGCTGCCAAAAACGATATATTCCAAAAACCCCTAGACCCTGAAACTCAGGGTTCAAGAGGCGGGCAAACTCGTATTCCTTGGGCATACTATCCGATTTCCCTTGAATATGGCTTCCACTATGCGGAAGGCAAAAGAACAAGACCTCTACATTTCATCAAAGATGCAATAGAAACAACTCAGGAGCAAACGATTCATGTTGTTGTAGACTCCATGCTTGATTCTATTAACCAAATAGTCGGACGGTAGGTGGTTAGATGGACTTCGAAGAAGCCTTGGTTAATGAATTTGTGGGAATAGAAGGATTGGCTGATAAAGTGTTCCCCCTATTCACAGGCGAAGGGGTACACCCACCTTTCCTTATTTATATTTCATCAGAGGGCAAACGAACACAAACGCTCTCTGATTTTCTAATAGACCGATTAATCGAAGTTGAAATACATGTGGTTGCGAATAATTACAGTGAATTAAAAAGCATTGAAAAAGAAGTGGTAGATACCATCATTTCTTTTCAAGACCGTACTATCGGTGGCGAGGGCGGCCCCTATGTTCTTATGGTGGACTATGACCAACCCACCGAAATGTACGAGGGTGATACACAAATCTATCGAGCCTCTTTTGATATGAGAGTGAGGATTTGATATGCAAACCAGAGGAAGCGCCAGTATAGGTGGCTTAGATATATCAGATTATCAAACAATAACGAATGCAGACACTCTCTTTGCGAGAGTTTCTTTTTTGTATTTAAGAGCAGTCGGCTCGTCTGGGACTGTTGATCCTAACTTTGTTTCCACCGTGGCATTGGCAAAGCAACATGGCGCACTCACAGGCGCTTATTATTTCGCTCACCCTTCTAAGGCTCTTGGAGCTGGCGGTGAAGCGGAAGTCGATGCGCAAGTTCAACAATTTGTAGATACTTTGCAATCAGCCTATGGAACAGGAAAATATGGTGACTTAATTCCCATGTTGGATGTAGAAGCATGGGGAACTGTCACCCCTCAATATCCAATGTACTATGGCTTAACGGGTGATCAACTTATTGATTGGGTAAAGCGGTTCAGGGACGGTTTCTTCACGGCAACCAACAGAAGGCTTGGCTTTTATACCAACCGAGATTTTATCTCAACCGGCACAGATAAAATGATGGTTTCAAACACAAAGTTAACTGAAATCAACAATATGCCTTTGTGGTTAGCGGAATATGACCAATACTATCCAGGCAACGTGCCAGACACAGGCGCTCCTGCGACATTGGGTGGTTGGTCAACATATGTGGCATGGCAATATAGCGTGATTGCAGATGCAGATACCTTCGGGATATCCTCTGACAAAAACGAAGTTGACCATGATAGGACTGACAGTCTTGACCGATTGATGCCTCCACCACAACCTCCTGCCATATTTGCGACACAAATTGCAGATAATACTCTTGAAGTTGGATTGATTCGCCCGAGCATCATCGATTATCTCGGTGCGAGTGTGTATATAAACAATGTTTGGAAAGCGTGGATTCCTAAAACTAGCACTACCGATAAAGTCAATATTGATATTACTTCCTATGCAAGAACCACACCACTCAACTATTCAGTAGTGGTCGAAGATAGCTTTTCTGACTTTGGTTATTCGCCAGTTCAACAAGTAACTATCACAGATACTGTCACAGAAATGGATGTGAGTAATTTGCCAACAGCAGCCAAAGGTACGACCATCAAAAAATCAACTGGAACTGCTTATGCTGGATTGACTAGCATTGGCGGTCTGGAACTTAGCTCAGACACAATTGACACAACGACTCTCGATGCCACTTCTGGATATCGGACTTTTATCTCATCATTCAAGGATGCAGGAGAAGTGTCTTTAAGCGGTTTCTTTGACTACACTTCCCACAATACAATCCTGACTGATTTTGCGGCCAACACGGTCAATGCCTATGTAATCACTTTTCCGAATGGTGGCACTTGGACATTCAATGGTGTGGTAACAGGCTTCAAGACCGACTTCGGCTTGGAAGATTTAATTTCTTTCGAAGGAACAATCAAAGTTTCAGGAGCGCCAACCTTAACTGCTCCAACTCCATAATACTATGAGGTGAGAACATGGCTCAGACAAAAAAAGCAACGGTAAAAACCGATAAGAACAATTTAGTCGTAATTAAATTAGATAGACCGAGATTCATTCGTTTTGGTCACAAAGCCCTGAAAAAGCTTGGTGCTTTAACAGGAAAGTCCATCAATGGTATGAATGCAGACGAATTCGACTTGGAAGAATTAGAAAAGATACTTTATTGCGGTCTGCTTTCCGATGCGAAGGAACACGGTGAATCATTGGAACTAGCTGACATGGAGGATCTTCTCGACTGTGCTGATAACTTTATGGATATTGTGAATGCCATGAACGAAGCATTAGACCGAGCCTTCGAAGAAACTGAAAAGCAAAAAAACTAAAAAAGGATAGCAACCAGACAGATTCCTCTGATTGGTGTTGGGAGGAAGCCTTGTCTCTTGCTATCCATATGGGTATAAGCATTTCAGAATTCGATGAAATGACACCCTATGAACTCAACCTACATGCAGAAGTGTTTATGGAGAAATCCTTGTCTGAAAAACAAGAGAGTCTCACCCTTGTATGGATGGGCGAGTATTATCATCGAGTTAAGAATTTGCCACGGATCACTGATGAACTAGAAAAGATATTCGGAAAGAATCAAAAGCAAGCGATGACTGATGAAGAAATGTTGAAGGTTGCCCATATGTTGAACTTCCAATTGGGCGGCACAGTTGAACAAGGCGGTGAGTAGATGGCTTTAAGAAACCTTTTAGTCCGTATTGGTGCAGACATTAGCGGTATGCAATCAGGTATGGACAAAGCAAGTGCAAAAGTTAAAGGCTTTAGTGACACAGTCGGAAAAACAATGGGTGGATTAAAAGGTAAAATCGCAGGAGCGCTCGCTGCCTTGGGCGCTGGCGCTTTTGTACACTCTGGCATTCAAGATGCCATTGAGTATGAAGCCTTGATGGGGACATTATCTGAAACGCTTGGTGGAAGCATTAAAGACTTTCAAAAATGGCAAGAGTCCACGGGAGCCTCTATGGGCTTCTCAAAATTAGCGGGCGCTCGGTTAGCGAACACCCTAGCTTTAAACTTTAAGCGCATCTCCACTTCGCAAGCTGACTTGACAAATAAAACAACCAAGATGATGGAAGTCGCGGCGATTATCTCGAACAAACGAGGTATGTCCATGACTGAAGTATCTGACCGAATTCGCTCTGCGATGAATCAGGAAGCGGACGGAGCAGATGAATTAGGAATCAATGTTCGTGTGGCAGCCGTGCAAATGTCCGATGCCTATAAGCGAATGGGTGTGTCCGGCCCTTGGGATAAACTATCTCAAAACATGCGCCAGACGATCCTCTATAATTACATACTTGAAGAAACAACTAAGAACTTAGGAGCATCCCTTCAAGACAACACACAACTCAGGCTCAGTCAATTTACTGCGGCTCTGGGAAATGTGCGTCTTGCTTTGGGTCAGGCATTTCTTCCAATCATTTATACAATACTCCCCTATTTAACTGCCTTCATGAATGCGATAGCAACTGCTCTGGGCTATGTGTATGCCTTCACCCGAGCGCTATTCGGAACACCTAAAGCGGGCAAAGCTACTGCCCAAGCTGTGCAAAAACAAACTACTGCTCTGGGGGGTCAATCCAAAGCACTAGACAATGTAGGTAAGTCTGCGGGCAAAGCGGCGAAAGCGGTAAACAAAGCAGCCAAAGCGGGCGATAACCTACAAAGCTTTGATGAAGTACATTTATTGGA